GTGCCCGGGGCGGGACTTGAACCCGCACAGCCATAAGCCGAGGGATTTTAAAAATTTGAGGCTATCTTTTAAAATCAACAAGTTAAGGTTGTTCAATGGGTTACAAATGCGTATCGCTGCGTATGTTTGCGTGTGGCTAGTTTTTGCTGCCATCAAAACTGACAATTTTCTAATCGATAACTAACTTGTCATAAGGATTTAAAGCGATGGCCGCATCTAAGTGATCGGGTGCAAAATGTGCATATCTCATCGTCATTAAAATAGTGCTATGGCCGAGAATTTGTTGCAGCACTAAAATGTTTCCGCCGCCCATCATAAAGTGACTGGCAAAGGTATGCCTGAGTACGTGTGTGCGTTGCCCTTTAGGCAACTCAATAGCCGCCCTTTTCAATGCATGTTTAAATGCATCATAAGATGGAGTGAATAAAGCACCGCGATTTTTTGGTATACGTTTAAATAGTTTCTCAGATATCGGTACGGTTCTGTTCTTTTTGCCCTTAGTATTAATGTAAGTCACACGGCTAGGTAATATCTGCGACTGTTTCATATCCTGTGCCTCTCCCCACCTGGCACCTGTAGCTAAACAGAGGCGAACGATGGTTCCCAGGCTTTTATTTTCCGACTCATCACAGGCGACTAAAAGCCGCTTAATTTCATCTTGGGACAGAAAGGCCAGCTCTTGATCACCCTCGCTAAATTGGCGGATACCATCAAGCGGGTTACTTCCCTCCCATTCACCAAGGCGTTTTAATTCTGAAAATACAGCATGTAGGTATGATTGCTCACGGTTAACAGTGGCTTCTTTTACAACAGTACGCCCTTTTGCTTGCCATTCACCATTCAGCCGCCGTTCCCGATAAACAGCAAACATATTCTTATCGACATCTGCCGCTAAGGGGTCCCCCATTCTCTCACAAATCGCCAATAGTTTAGCTTTACGGGACTCGCCAGAAGATAGGGTTTTACCGTGCATTTCATACCATCGCTCAACTAATTCATTAAGCGTTACCGCACTAATGCCCAGCCCCGTATCTTGTTTATTCACCATCATGCGACGTTCGTATGAAAGTGCTTCGCCTTTAGTGGCAAACTGTTTGCGTATGCGCTTGTTATCACGGCCATAAGGGAAGCATTGGCAAAGCCATTTTCCTGACGGAAGTTTACTGACTGCCATTAATCCTGCACCCACTGCATCATAATCATTAACATCATGGCGGTTGATTTGACACTTTGATTAGTGAAAATTTCTTTATTCTGAATTGGATCTGATTCTGGGGAAAAAGCGTCATCAAGCTGTTTTGCTAATTCACTCGCGTAAGGTTTAAAATCATCAACCGATTTTATTTTTCTATTTATCTCAGGTGATAATAGCTTTTTGCTGTATATCCCGGCGATAAAGTCAGCACAAGTTGCAAGTTTGTTTTCCGGCGTGGCTGTTTGCCATGTAAGCGCATTGGCTTCATGCAGGGTTCCCCCCGCATACCAATTTTCAGCAAATGCGTTATTTGTGAATAAGGCAAAAATAAGAAACGTCAGTGACAGTACCTTTTTCATCGCTAGCCCTCGATAAGGTTAAGAAAATAATTAATTAAATATCACAATGTAAATAATTTGAGCGTGAGTTACTTACTAAATGTGACTATTAAAAGCGCAATTAAAAAACCTGAAGCAAATACGCCCCCTGAAAATATCGGGTAGTGGCGAAATGGTTTCTGCTCCCGATAAACAGCAAAAGCATTCTTGTCAAAATCAGTGACCAGTGAATCACTCAGCCGTTCACCACGCCGTCCATTGGGATAATACCCATAAATCCATTTGCCAGTAGTTAATTTGCGAATAGCCAAAATTAATGCCCCTATTTATTTTTTAGATATATATTTAAAAAATTTATTAAGCCCGGCTCCGCCCTGATCATTAAAATAAATCTGCTTATATTCTTTAGATGTCTCATCATGCCCGTACTCATCAGATATAGTGAGTTCAGAAAAACCAGTTACAGGTATAAATTTCTGAATGTCATTTAATGCTTGGGCACGAGTCTTTGTAATAGTCACTTTATCTGCGCTCACATAATCATCTTTACTATAAATTTTTGGTATGGCAGTTACGGTGATTTTATCTACATCTGTATGGATGAAGCTACGATATATACCATAAATTGCCGCTCTTTCTGTTTGTTCAGAAATCACACTTTTCAGATCATTAGGTAATACTTCTGGAGATAATTGGATGTGAAGAGGTTTTTTTGAAATTACTTTAAAAGTGCCGTTATCAGTAGAAAAATCATTAAGCTGCTGAATCATATCTGTAACAGATGGAAATTTTGTAGGCCCATCAGCGTAGGCCACATTAGAAAGTACCACTGTTAGCATAATGATTAGATTATTTATTAGCTTCATCATAAAGCCTCCTTATTCGAAAAATCTTGTTTACTTGTTATTTATTATTAGTCAGTTTATGCAACTTCGATTGCGCGAACGCATCACCAACCGCCTGTATGTTTAATTTTGCCGCCTCATCCATAGCGCGGTAATTTTCAACTAGTTTTTGTTCCTCCACTGAAATGCCATCAAGCGGGGTGTGCTTACCCGTCAATACGTACATAATGTCTACACCGTACTGAGTATCTAGCAATGCCAAGGTTGTGGCATCTGGCATGGTTTCCCCTCTTTCATATTTCCCCCAAGTACGAGTTGAAACACCAAAATTTGCTGCCATGGCCTCTTGGCTTTCACCCGTTTTTTCCCTTTCTTCACGTAACCGCGCCCCGATAAGGAATAATAATTCCTCTCTTTTAGTTGACATAGGAACAATACTTCCTTAAATTGTGTTGTACAGGAACTTAGTGGATCACAATATACCATTATGAAACAAGTCAAACACGATCAACGCTCGCGATTACCGAAAGGAATTGCTTCAAAAAACCCGACCCATATGCGTTTGTCTGATGATGAGCGTGCAGAATTAGAAGCGCTCGCAGCAAAAGAAACTCGTTCAATTTCCAGTATGGCGCGTCTAGTTTACTTGCGTGGTATCACCGCCATTCAGGCTGATTGATAAGGGGGAATTATGGGAAATATCACCATAAATATAACCGTTCCAACTGGGTATGTATCGCTTGAAATATATTCCGAGATTGTTGGTATTCCATTTGATACATGCCGTGGAATGGTGCGTGATGGTCGGATTATTATTCGCCCGAAAGTTAAAGCTGGTGACAAAGTTGAAGTTAATTTGGTTGCTATGTTGAAAGATGCCATAGCCAATAGTTAGGGGAAAATACAATGCACGCCTTAACCATTATTAGCCGCCATTCATCTGCCTATCGTGGCTTTGTAATTACTCATCGGCCAAGAACTGCTATTAACCCCATTACCCGCTATGAAGTCTTCCTGGGTGAACAGTCTTTCGGTTTACTTGACGCTCAAGCGCTCGCCACCGGCTTCATTGATCAGTTGTATATCGAACGCAAAACGGGAGCCGCAGCATGAAATCACCTTGCCTGCAGATAGCTAACGCCATACTGCGAACACATATGGCTGATATGGGAGAGTTAACCCGACGTGCGATAGAGGAAAATGGTGTTTTATCCCTTCGAGCTAATCTCCGTGCTCGTGAAAAAAAAGCCATCACCAGCAACACCCTTGCAGGCTTAAGTATGATTACCGCCATAGCGTGGCAATTGCGTGAAAACGAATTAGCCACTTTCCACCAACTGAATGCCGCAACACAGCAATTTCGGGAGTCAGGCGTCATACCTCAATTTTTCAATGAAGAGGTACAGACATGCCGGGGCAACTAATTGAATTGACCAGCGGAGCATTAGCCGTGCTGGCCGTGCTTATCTGGCTTGCGTTTCTGTCTGCCCGCGCCGTGATCCGCGATCACCGCCGTCGCACCAATATCAAACGCAAAGCGCGCCAACACTCTTAAGGAGAAAGGGATGAAACAAGCATATTTCACATTGATTAACGACCTGTTGCAGCAATACCACTTCAAGGCCGAAAACCTGCGCGCCGCTTCCGCTGTTGCCGACGAGGTGCGAATGTTTTCGCTGAATGATTACGCCTTTCGTCTAAGTGTCGGTCTGGAGGGTCTGTTAAGCACGGCGCAAGCATCTGGGGATCAGGACAGCGCTCAGGAATTAGAGCTGTTGGTGACTCAGTGTAATTCCGGGGGTATTCCAGAGCCGACACATTATTGAGTTAATTACTGTCATACCGAGAGGTGAATGATGGGTCAAATTAATACGGACGGTTCGCCGCTTTCAATGCAGGAATGGAATCAGAAAGTAGGTTTACGGCATTTAGACCGCATAAAGGAACTGTTTAAAAAGGATCCAGATGAAGAGTTTGAGCAGCGTTTGGAATCATTGAGCAAAGGTAAAACAAAAGGCATTATTTATTATGCGGCTGGGATAAAGAAAGACAGCCATGAAAGAAAATTCCGTGAGTTGGAATATCATGAAAGAAAAGCAGTACGTAAAGCGGCGTTGGATTTATGGGTTGATTTAAATTCAATCCCGAAAGACTTGTTATAAAGAAATAACGTTTTAGCGAGTTATTAAAAATGGCGCATTTATCGTGCCGGGTATTCTATTATCTAAAATAAGGTGATGTGATATGGAAAAGCAGAAAGAAACTACTGATATCCCAGCAATTATATATTTACAAAATTTTATTAACCGGCGTCCGGCGCATGGCCTTACCTATGGGGAGAATCTCAAAGCCCTTGCAGATCTCACCTATCTGGAATGTACGTTAAATAAACAATCATCTTCTATAGATGCCTTAAAAAAACAGGTGGAAATAGTTTCTGGTGCTGCAATGAAAGTATCGGGCTATCTGGACTCGATAGTAACAGCTATTGAAGCGACAACCCACGGCAAGAATTGCACCACCAGTTATGCACACAAGACTGTGAGCAATGTTATTTCAGCCATAAATAAAACTGAGTCAGCCTACAGAGAAGTACTAGACATGCAAGGAACACCTCAGGAAGTATCACCCTCACTTACTGTGTTACCAGCGCTTCATGAATTAAAAATAATTCCGGAGTATTTCGGCGCCGTATTTACCGGGTGTAAAAAAGCTGAATTTCGACTAAATGACCGTAATTTTTCTGTTGGCGATTATTTAATTTTAAATGAATGGGAATTAAATTCCGGATATTCAGGGCGAAGAATTGTAGTTGAAGTTTCGGACATTACTCCATGTGATTTCGCCATACCCAACTACGTCATGCTTTCATTTGAGGGGGTTGATTCTATAGCTCATCGCCTTGATGGTTTTGATGGAGGTATCCCATTTTGAATACTAATAATTCGCTTCCTCCTTTGATCTGTTCTTTCTTCCGACTCATTAACAAGACCGGAAAGTTATGCCTCAAATTAATTGCAAAGCGCCGAGCCAAAAAATGGTTAAAAGATAACAGCCTTATTCTGGATACAGAAACAACGGGCCTTGGTGATGATGCTGAAATAATTGAAATCGGTATCATTGATTGTACTGGAAAGATATTACTGGATACGCTTGTTAAGCCATTAAAAGCCATTCCCGCAGAAGTAACCGCCATTCATGGAATTACTAATGAAATGGTGGCTGATGCACCAACGTGGCGAGATATTCATTATCAATTCATGACGCTGACGAATGACCGTACTCTGCTTATTTACAATGCACTATTTGACTCTCGTTTAATTTTTCAAACGGCGGCTGCTAATAATTGCCCGGTGCCAGAGAAAAAATATATTTTTGATGCCGAGTGCGTTATGGAAAGTTACGCCAAATATTACGGCCAGTGGGATCAGAAGCGAAATAAATTTAAATGGCAAAGACTGAGCAATGCAGCCGAACAGCAGGGCGTTGCCATTGATGGTACGCCGCACCGTGCATTGGCCGATTGCAAGACAACGCTAGGTGTTATCCGCGCTATGGCGGGGGTGAAGTCATGAAACGCATTTTCTCCCCGCTGAAATGGGCCGGTTCCAAAGGCCGTATTATGCCAACCTTGCGCCAACATCTGCCCGCTGGAAAGCGTCTGGTCGAGCCGTTCGCCGGTTCCTGTTCCGTCATGCTGAATACTGACTATGACGAGTATCTCATTGCTGATATTAACGGCGATTTAATTAATTTCTATCAGCAATTACAGCGGGATTGCGAGAGCATCATTGTTCTTGCAAAAGAGCTTTTCAAATTTGATAACAGTGAGGCGAATTATTATTTGAATCGTCAACATTTCAATGAACGCGAGTTAAGTGACGAGTACCGCGCCGCAATGTTTTTATATTTAAACCGTCATTGTCATGGTGGTATTTGCCGTTATAACCAAAAGGGTGAATTCAACGTTCCCTACGGAAGATATAAAGCGCCCTATTTCCCCGAAGCTGAGATCCGTTATTTCGCTGAGAAATCCCAAAAGGCCACGTTTGTATGCTGTGACTTTTTCGAAGCGCTAACCATGACTGTGCCGGGCGACGTGGTTTATTGCGATCCTCCTTACATTCCAACATCCGCTACCGCAGATTTCACCAGTTACCACGCAGGCGGTTTTAGTTCTAATGAGCAATTTTGGCTATCGGAAATACTCACGATCATAGCGGATCAAGGTTGCCACGTTATTGCATCGAACAGCGATACCCCACACGGCCGCTATCTTTACGAAAGTTTTGATATTCACAGCATTACCGCCCCCCGCTCTGCTAGTTGCAAAGCTAATGGCCGTAAGGCAGTAGGTGAAATTATTGCAACCTTGAGGGCTGCAATATGACCAAGGGTGCTTATTACAACGAGATTGATCCCTACGCTGCTCAGTGGCTGAGAAATCTTATTAAGGCCGGCCATATCAACCCAGGCTATGTTGACGAGCGGAGCATTGTAGATGTTAAACCAGAAGACCTCACCGAATTTACCCAGTGCCATTTCTTCGCAGGAATTGGGGTTTGGTCATACGCCTTGCGTAGAGCCGAATGGCCCGATGATAAGCCGGTCTGGACCGGTTCTTGCCCCTGCCAACCTTTCAGTGCCGCAGGAAACCGGCTCGGAACAGCAGATGAGCGACACCTTGCGCCTGTCTGGCTCAATCTCATTGATCAGTGTCAGCCTGCAGCTATTTTTGGAGAGCAAGTTGCAGCGGCAATTGGGAGGCACTGGCTCGACGATTTATTCAATGAGCTGGAAAACCAAAGCTACGCCTGCGGGGCGGCAGTATTGCCAGCTTGTAGCGTCGGCTCGCCGAACATCAGACAGCGAGTCTGGTTTGGCGCAATCCGGCTGGCCAACTCCGACGGCAAGCGATCCGTCGGGTGGGGGGAGCGCATCAATAGCGCTGAGGAAATTATCCGGCGCGAAACGCCCTTCGGGGCACTCGATATCATCGGCGCTCCGGGACTTTGTACAATTGGCGGGATGGCCGACGCCAACGACCTGCGACAGCAGGGGATCGGGGTCGGCAGTAATTCGTTCGGATGGCAGAAGCCGGATGTTCGGAAGACTGGATTATGCGACAGAACAGGGATTATCCGGCCAGCCATGCCGACTAACGGCTTCTGGTCAGATGCTGACTGGCTCTTGTGCAGAGATGGAAAGTGGCGGCCAGTTGAATCCGGCACATTCCCGTTGGCTCATGGGGTTGCCACCAGAGTGGGACGTTTGCGCGCCTACGGAAACGCCATCAATGCTTCGACGGCGGAAGCGTTCATAAGGGCGTACTTAGCCACGCCACTGTGGATAGGTATTGATCTGGCTGGTATTGCTGAATGACCACGCATTCCCGTGGCCGCATCACCCCAACTCCACCGCTGCCTTATCCGGGCAGCGGTGATGTTTCTATTAAATGGGATCATCCGTGGAATGCCCCGCGCCCCGCGATTGGTGGTCACCAATCTTTAGTGCCGGTCGCAGTGGTAGCAAAACCAAAATCTCACCCGCTGGTTATCCGTTACGTAAAACGCCTGAATGCGCTGGGCTATACCGAACTACGGGAGCCTAACCTCACATTGCTTAAGATTCGTAAGGAGCGCGCCGCACTTGAGCGCCAGATCTATTTGAGGGACAAGCAACAATGGGCGGATTCACCGCAAGGTGTACAAGCCCGCATTGATCAGCAACCTATATTTATTAAGTCCCACTTTCAAAATAAAATTAGATGGTTACGTGAAAATCATGGTGATAAACATACCAATGCATTCTTAACCGGTACCGGCAAGAATGCATTGTTACGTCTGGATGCCGTGCGCCAATACCAAGGCGTTAGCCAGGGTCGTATTTCTGAGTTAATGGCCTATTTTCAGGGTATCTATAGTCACCTTGCCGAACTGAACAAGCGCCGGGTCAAGTCGCTGGCGAGTGAGGTAGCTGGCCGTATTAATGAAATGTTCTGCACTGAGGTATCAACACCCACCGAAGAAACCCGTATTTTATCTGATGCCGAGTTATTGACCATTTATCGCAATATTGCGCTTGAGGTGTGGTCTTTACGGGTCAGGCCGCCGCACTGGCGCGAGTTGGGGCCGAAGCCCAATCAACCAGATGAGCCAGTAGATCGCGCGGTCTACTATTCCGCTATTGCCCGATCGATTAACCCCGATTGGTGGGAGCGTAAATTGTGGCGACTGCGTAATGATTGGCGAGAAAGCCAGTTACGCGCCGCTGGCTTGATCCACAAGCGTGCCGCACCCTATGTCAGTAAAGAGGCATTGGCCGACTGGATAGAGCAAAAACGCCGTAATCGCGAATTCTTCAAGCGACATGAATTAGTTGATGATGAGGGTAACACCGTTTCTTTAGAGGCGATGGTGGATGCCAGTATCAGCAATCCAACGATACGCCGCCATGAATTAATGGCTCGCATGCAAGGGATCGAACTGGTTGCACAGTCGCGTGGGGATGTTGGGGTGTTTTACACCATCACTTGCCCATCTAAATACCACGCCAACAACCAAAGCGGCCACGCTAACCCGAAGTGGAATCACAGCACGCCACCACAGGCACAATCCTATCTTACAAAGTTATGGGCCAATATCGGATCCAAGCTAGGCCGTGAAAATCTGCGCGTTTATGGTTTCCGTGTCGCTGAACCGCATCATGACGGTACACCGCACTGGCACTTGTTGTTATTCATGAAGCCGCAAGAGCGCCACGCCATCACTGAGATTATGCGCGCCTATGCCGTTAAAACTGATCGCGCCGAATTAGGTAAGCGCACCAGCGCCCGGTTTACTGCTAAACGGCTGGATCCGAAGAAAGGCAGCGCCACCGCCTATATCGCTAAATACATCAGTAAAAATATTGATGGATACGCGCTGGATGGCGAACTAGACCATGAAACCGGCAAGCCGCTGAAAGAGACGGCCCGCTTCGCTATGGCTTGGGCGTCACGCCACCGTATCCGACAATATCAGCCAATCGGCACACCACCGGTAACCGTCTGGCGGGAGCTGCGCAAGCTGAGCAATCAACTGGTCACTACGCTCAAGATTTCCGGCATCTATCAGCGCGGCAAGCCGTTATTGGTCGATCCGGCAATGGATGCCGTCACCGCCGCCGCAGATGCGGGCTGCTTTGCTACCTACATCATGAAGCAAGGCGGCGTGCTGATCCCACGTGAGGATTACACCGTGCGCATTGCCTATCAGGATAATGAACAGCCCAACGCCTACGGCGAAATCACCGAGAAGATTTTCGGCATCTATTCCCCGCTTTTGGGTGAGGCGTCGCGCATCCGTACTCGCCTAAAAACTTGGAAAATTGTCGCCCGCCAAAAGGTGAAGCCCGCCGTTGTCGTGGGGGTTGATGTTTTTCAGGACGGCCCCGCCGTCCCTTGGAGTTCTGTCAATAACTCTCCGGTAGAGCAAAAAACACGCGAACCGGATGAGGCCATAGACAGAACATTAGAAGAAAAAATAATCGATTTCACCGCGATCACCGATGCAGAACGTCGGGCCTTGCTGCGCAGGATAAAAAGCGCGCCGGTACTAACGATTAAAACCAACGCATTGACGCCAGCCGAAGAATTATCACGCCAGGCATCAGCCGAAAAAGCCGCCCAGCGGCGAGAAAAAACCGCACGACTGGCACCAGTGGCAACAAAAATCCGCGATTTTGCCGAGTCAATCGGGCTTTCCATTAGCGAACAACAAGCGCAATCACTGGCTTGCGGCGCAACATTGACCATCGGCGGTCAGAACTGGCGGGCAAGAGAGGATTGTTGTTTGTACCAGTGCCAACCAACCACCGCCCAACGGGCATTTAGCGTAATGAGCCGGGTGGCAAAATTGCGAGAGGGAGTAAACCGTGAAAGTCACCAACATTAATTACACCGACACCATTTGTATATTGTCAGCCGATGAGCAGCGAGTCGCTCAAATGCTTGGCGATGCATGGAATCAATATTTACAGCTTTCAATTGAGCATCCCTGTGAACGTGATGAGTTCTGCCGAGCTATTCACGATTGCCAGAGAATCATATTAGCCCGCCCGGCAATTCGCGGACTGGCGGAAAAGGGTCAGGGGTACAAAAAATGACAACAGCAAGTGAACGTAAACGCGCCCAGCGCCTGCGCGATAAAGAGTTAGGCATCACTGAACTTACATTACGTATAGATACCGCAGAAATGGCAATGCTTTTGGAGGGCTGCGAACAGCGCCGTATTGCTCGCGGGCCTTATGAGCGGGCCGAGTATTTGATCGGCTTGCTCCGCCAGGACAATAAATTGCTACACAAACAGCTTGCTGAGTTGAAGAAAGACAGTTGCAAGCGGTGCGGTGATACATTACCGGGTGATAGGGATGGTTGTTGTTTTCAAGGTGATACGGCGTGTTGGCAGACGCAGGGATATAAGAAACTGATGTTGGATACCCTATAGCGCGGGTGCTGATAGTGCACCACGGCAATATTGCACAAGTCACTTAAATGAATACATATGCGTGAAATTGAATAAAATACACGCACCCATCAATTTACTCTCAAAATCACCCCACACCAAAGCGCCTCCACGCCACGTAGAGAGGCGCTTTTTTCATTTCACCTACAATGATGTACTTTTTATATCGAAAGACTAGGGCTGCGCATGGCCGTTTTTGGGGGTGATTTTGAACCCATATGAGAATGGATGCGGGGGCCAACCGCACCCCGTTCCGCGCGCCCCCCCGCCCGCGCTTTGCAATGACTAGATACTCACTTTTCATGCAGTTAGAAAGAGGCTGAAAAGCCAGTATTGGCGCGGCTTAGATAATGATTAGGGAGTGAATAGAATTATGCGGATTGTTGCGCTTTGAATTTGCAGGGTTACAGTGGTTAGTTTACTAAATAATTTGGGCAATTATCACTTATTTTCGAGGTGGCCGTTACGGCTTGCTCTTTTAAAATCGTGACATGGCACAGAAATAAAATCAATAGGCTTGTGACATGTCACAAGAACGTATAAAAATATCTGTGACACGCTGTAATCGTATGATTATGGATTTCATGTTTAATGAGGTGACGATTATGGATAAAATAGAGTATCTACTGGCAGCAATTGGCTTATTATTTACCATATTTATGGGTATAGCTAAGTTCAACCGAGATGGCCGGAAGGATAGAGATCAGACATATATTAATTTTTCAGCGGCGATGGACAAGGATAATCCAGACAAATATCTAGTTGAGAAATTATTTCCAGACATTACCAAATGCTATAACACCACTTATCATGAAATATATTACCTCATGAAATCCAGCAATCCCACTCAAACAACAAGTGAGTTTTCTCTAATTAGGAAAAATTGGAAAATATTTACCATCACTGAAAGCGGCTTTGCTATATATTCTGACAATTATAATTCTTCAAAAAAAAGATACCTAAAAAGCATTATAAATATCATTCTATTTATTTTAATTTATGGACTATCCATAGCGGCACCAGTGCTCATTGGAACGGTGGCTGAAAAATGGATATTAGTTAATATACCTTCTGAAAACCATAGCGTGATTATAATGATGGCGGCCTTTTTTATAGTTCTCATTTCGGTTTTTTTGGTGTGGATTTGTATGCGATTAATTAGTTATACATCAGCAATATTCAAATCCAATAAATTTATAGAAAAATTCAATTCAATTTAATGTTACTTAAACTTTGAGGAATAAGCCTTTCCTCAAAGTTATCTGATATTACATAATTCACGTTGGAAATCATAATATAACTAAAATATATTAGTTATTTACAAGTAATTCATACGGCTTAAACCTCACCACCTCCTCCCCAACCCAATCATTTATTTCCATCAGCCGTTCTTGCAAGGGGGCCAGTTCGTTAATGGCAAACACCCGCGCGGCTTTTTCTACATCACCAAAACCGCCGGTGTTATTGGGTAAAATCCCCATCAGTTGAGGTGGCACCCGTTGCATAGCGAGTTGGTCGTCGCGGGTGACGTTCTTAATGCTGGCAAATTCATCCTTGGCGGCAACCTCTGCAAGTGGGATCACCTGTATGCCGTCCTTTTTACCGGCCGGGGCATACATAAACAGATTGCGGAAATTGCCCGGCCCTTTGGATTCTTTCAGCGCCTTACGTAAGGCGTCGATATCCTCCTGTTTATGGGCGGCGTCGTTCATATACAGAATAAATCCAGCGTGACTGCCATTCAGATAATATTTACGGCGGAACAAAGTGGCTGCTTCATTAAGCCAGGTCGAGTTTAGCGAGGCGAGATATTCAGGAACGCCGTAGATCTCCTGATTAATATCCGGGTCTAGCAGGTGAAAAACGCTATTGGCTTCAAACGGGTGTGGGTTGGCATAGGATGAGACATACCAATAGGTGTCCGCCTCCACGCCGCGGCGGGTGTATTTTGCTGGGCTGGGTACCAGTTTCATGATGCCGCCCAGCCGGTTATAGCGGGCCTCTAAAAACGAATTAGCGAATACCAAAAAATCCAGCGCATAGCGGCTAAAGTCCTGTTTTGATAGCAGCCGGTGCGGCTCAAACAGGCTAACCAGTACATTACGTTTCATGTAGATAGGCGAGCTGTGATGCACCGCCGCACGAAATGACTTAGCCAGACCGTTGAATGACACCGGCGGCTCATACCAGCGATCCATCACGGCACATTCCAAATAATCCAGAATATCGCGCCGATCCATCATTGGGATCGGGTCGTCAAAAGTAAACGCCTCAGCCTGTGCGGTACTATTGCCCGCCATAGCTGTTGTCACCTTGGCCGAGCGGGTTTTCCTGTTGCGTTTACTCATCAATATATCTCCATCACACTGGTGTTATTGCTGTTAATGCCCTCAAGAGGCTCATGGAATAAGGCGTGCATAATGGCCCATGCCACGTCGCCGTGACTGACGCCCTCAGATCTGCTAGTAACAAAAGTGGCGTTTCGCCCAGTGGCGGTCATGGTTTTGCGGATAGACATAAATGCGGTGGCGATATCAATGCAGCCCGCATCAAACTCCAGACGGCCGCCATGAATGATATTTTTTGCCTTATAAATGAGGTCGGCTTTCATTTCCAGGCTGTAGTGAATGGCGTTCACTGCCGGGAAGAATTGCCGTACTAATTGCGTCACGGAACGGCCCAGACCGGTATCATCAATGCCGATATAGGTGACGTTATAGCGCTCAGTGATCTTTTTGATATTGCTGGCTTGATCGGCAAAATCCATGCCTTTCCACTGGTGGCGCTCCAATACCCTGAACTTACCGCCCGCCACCACTGGCGGTGCAATGACGGCGCAACCCGCACTATCGCCGGTGCTGGCCGGGTCGTAGCCAATCCACACCGGCCTATCACCAAATGGGCGTAGCGCCAGCAATTTGACGTCTGTCCATTTTTCCCAGCTATCCACCATGCAGCGCTGCATTTCTGCAAGTTTGAACGTGGAAGCGTTATCGTCAATGAAGCCGCACATAAACAGGTTTTCAAAATCTTGATCGCTGTTTTCATTGCGTAACTCATCAATATCAAACAGGTCGCAGCCACCTTTCAGTGCATCCTCAATAGTGACAATCTGGCGGTACTGCTTATCCTCACATAACCGGCCTCCGGCCAGCCGTGGGTAGCTGACATCAATTTCAATGCGTTTATCTTTGGCTTTACCTTTGTTAAACAGCGTGCCCGCCCAGAACGGATAAGCCTCATGTGAGGTGCTGGACGGAGTAGAAAAATAGGTGGAGCGGTATCTTTTCTGCGATGCCATGCCCGATGCGGCGCGGCGCAGTTTTTGAAAGCCGGGTATCCAAAAATATTCATCCAGATAAAGATTGCCGGGGCGGCCCTGTGCGGTGCTGGCGTTAGTACCCAGAAAATGCATTTCCGCGCCATTGGGTAAAATAATCACCTCACCACGCAAATCAACATCCACCTGGCGCGCCGCCGCGACAATATAGTTTTTAAACTGATGCGCCTGCGCTTTGGAGGCGGAAACAAACATCTGGTTGCGGCCAGTGTCGAGGGCATCAAGCAGCGCTTCCCATGAGAAAAAGTAGGTTGCACCGACTTGACGGGATTTTAAGAAGTTACGAATACGGAAGTCAGGCGATAAACCGGCTTCATACCAGTTGCGCTGATAGTCGAACATGGATTCATTGAAAATATCTTTCAGCTTGGCAACCTGCGCCTCACTGAATACATTTTTCTGGGGTGCCTTACGTGTTCCGCTGTTGCGCTTCTCAATGTTAGGGTTGAGATCGGCCTCATTGCCGCCATCATTGTATTTACCGATCCGGGCGTGGCGTTCAGCTTGCCGGCCCAGCAAATCAATCTCTTTGTAGTCTTTGGGTTCCTTGGCTGATTTCATGACAAGTCGGCAATATTCCGCTGCCGTTGTCAGTTGCATCTGATCCAATGGCCCGTAAGCGTCCCACTTGTCGCGGCGCTTCCAACTGTGTACCGTGACGGCTTTCTCACCGATCATTTCCGCAATTCGGGCAATACGCAGCCCTTGCCAATACAGATACATGGCTTGACGGCGGGGATCTAAATCGGCATTGATAGAAACGCTTTCCATGTGAAATAGCCTGCTTTATTACTTAATTGCAGCAAGGCTACCTATCTGCACCTCCCCCATCCTGCATTACACCTTGTGCCAGCCATAGCACAAGAGCGCCTGATTGTTCCGTTGGTCGCCGGTCGCCAACATAGGTCACTACTGTATCGAATCAGACCGGAGCATCACGCATGACCGTAAAAGCAAAAAAATTCCGCATTGGCGTAGAGGGTGCCACCACTGATGGCCGCACCATCACCCGCGAATGGCTAACGCAAATGGCCGATAGCTACAACACCACGGTATACGGTGCCCGAATTAATATGGAGCACATCAAAGGCTATTCACCAGACAGCACCTTTAAACGCTATGGTGATGTGACGGGCCTGAGTGCCGAAGAAATCAAGGACGGGCCGTTATCGGGGAAAATGGCACTGTATGCCGAAATCAGCCCTACAGCCGATTTGGTAGAAATGGTGAAGGATCGCCAAAAGGTTTACACCTCAATGGAAGTAAATATTAAATTTGCTGACACCAACAGTGCCTATCTTGTTGGCCTTGCGGTCACTGATGATCCCGCCAGTCTGGGTACTGAAATGTTGAATTTCAGCGCCAGCGCCTCCGCTAATCCGCTGGCCTCCCGTAAGCAAGCCCCTGAGAACCTGTTTACCGCCGCAGAAGAAACGCTGATTGAATTCGAAACCGAGCAAGAACCTAAAACCAACCTGCTTACCACCATTAAAACCCTGTTTACCAAAAAGCAAACCGGTGATGACGCACGTTTTAACGATGTGCATCATGCGGTTGAATTAGTCGCGCAGCAGGTTGAGGGGAAATTTAGCGCCCTTACCGCGCTGGAACAGCGGTTTTCTGAGCTAAAAACCGCCAATGGTGCGACCCAGCAAGCGCTTGATGAGCTGAAAACCACGCTCAGTAAAACAGATGGCAATTTCTCCCAACGCGAAAGATCAACCGGCAATGACAGCGCCATTCTGACTGATTGCTAACTCATTTCGCTTGCTACGTTAAGGATTTAATTTCACATGAAAAAAACCACCCGATTAAAGTACAACCAGTACCGCCAGCAGGTTGCTAGCCTGAACGGTTTGGACAATAAAGAGGATATCAGCGCGAAATTTACCGTTGAGCCGTCTATTGCGCAAAAACTGGAAACCAAACAACAGGAGAGCAGTGTTTTCCTGTCCAAAATCAACATGTATCCAGTGGATGAGAAGGAGGGTGAAAAGGTTGGCTTAAGTATTGACCGCCCGATTGCCAGCACCACAGATACCACGCAGAAAGAACGTGAAGCATCAGACCCTAGCGGTCTAGATGGGACAAAATACAACTGTACCCAGACTAACTTTGATACCGCGCTGCCTTATATCAAATTGGATATGTGGGCTAAATTCCCTGATTTTCAAACTCGCATCCGTGATGCCATTGTGAAACGCCAGGCACTGGATCGCATCATGATCGGCTTTAACGGTATCAAGCGGGTGAAAACCTCTGATCATACCGTTAATAAGCTATTGCAAGATGTCAACCGGGGCTGGCTGCAAAGCATTCGTGATGATGCGCCGGGCCAGATGATGGATAAGATTGTTGATGATAAAGGCGATGTTATCTCGCCTAAAATCCGCATCGGCAAAGGCGGCGATTTCCATAATCTGGATGCGCTGGTGATGGCGGCCACCGATGAACTGATCGAGCCGTGGTTCCAGGAAGATACCGAGCTTGTCGCGATTACCGGCCGCCAGTTACTGGCCGACAAATATTTTCCTATCGTCAACCAATCACAGCCGAACACAGAAGCGCTGGCCGCTGACTTGATTATCAGTCAGAAGCGTATCGGTGGTCTGCCCGCAGTACGTGCGCCGTCTTTCCCGCCTGATGCCATTTTCATCACCCGGCTAGATAACCTGTCTATTTACTGGCAGGACGGCACCCGCAGGCGCTCAATCATCGACAACCCACGCCGTGACCGTATTGAAAACTTTGAATCGGTTAACGAGGCCTACGTGGTTGAAGATTTTGGCTGTGTGGCCCTGATTGAAAACATTGAGTTCGGTGATTTTTCCGTCCCAGCAGAGGGTTAATCCATTATGAGCAACCCCGTTCGCCGCCATCGGCTATTTGTCGCGGCTCAGCAATCATCATCACTGAGCGAGGCGGCAAGCCTCAGCCATGCCAGCAACTACGAGCTGTTGTTGTTCAAACTGCAACAGGATATGGCCCAATTGAGCCTTATCGAGTCAATCAGCCGCAAGGCCGAGGTTAAGCAAGGCATGTTACCCACATACCAACCGTGGGTGGCCGGTGTGTTGGCAAAAGGCAGTGGCGAACAGGACGATATTCTGATGCGCATGTTGATTTGGCATCTTGACGTTGGCGATATCCGCAACGCATTAGATATCGCAGAGTATGCCGTCCAGCATGGCTTGGTGACTCCCGACAGCTTTAAGCGCACCACCGCGTGCCTGATTGGCGATGAAGTCGCCGCCATTGCACGGCAAACCTTGGCCGATGAAAAGCCGCTGGATACCCCGCAGCTATTGCGCGCCCAGCAAATGTTAACCGGTCAGGATATGCCGGATGTCGTCAGCGCCCGCCTGCATAAGTTTGTCGGCTATGCCCTGCGTCAGGACGGCGACAACGTTCTCGCACTGGCAAACCTGAAAACGGCGCTGCAACTGGACGATAACAGCGGTGTGAAAACCGATATCAAGAATCTTGAGAAGCTGATTAAAGCGTCTTAGAGAAAATTCGATTAGGCGTGATTGTTGCAGGCAGTTTGGACGCGGACAGCGCGGAGCAACCGGAGCGTACACGCAGTACGTGAGGATTGCGAGCACTGCCCAAGTCCAAAATGGCAAATAAAATAGCCTAATCACCCAAACGCCCCGGCGAGGGCGGCACGTTGGCTAACCCAGAATATTTATTACTCTGGCAAAGCCACCGTTCACCGCCCGTTTATTTTTGGAGTGTCGGCATGGAAATTGTCATTAACACCAATCAGACACCAGAAGCGCCAGCGCCCGTGGAACCAGCGGAAAACACAGTCATTAAAAATGACGGTTTCTGGCCTGATATCGACCTGAAACAGTACCGCGAAGAATCACGTCAGGACGGCACCATCACGCAGCCGCGTGTTATTGAAGCGGCATTGTTTGCCATCAATGAAGTGAATGATCGGCTCGCAATCTGGCGCTTAACCCAGCAAAAACAGGGTTATCTGTCAGCGGCTGAGGTACCGGTGGAAAAACTGAACGAGGAGAGCACTCGCATTCAGTTGTACCGCACCGCGGTGTTTTGCCTGATGCAAGCCCGTCTAACTGATCGTTTTCGCGGTTTTGATACCACCGGCACGGGCGGCAAGCGGGCCGATTCACTGGAACCCACTATTGATAATTTGCGCCGTGATGCTGCATGGGCAATTAACGATATTCAGGCGATCAACCGCATGACGGTTGAGCTGATTTAATGCGCATTCTGGCTCAGCAGTACGACACCATTGACGCCATGTGTTGGCGCTACTACGGCCGCACCGAGGGTGTAACTGAAAAAGTGTTGGCCGCCAATCCGGGTTTAGCCGATATCGGCCCGGTTTTACCGCACGGTTACCCGGTGGAAATGCCAGAAGTCGCCGCCGCCATCACTGCGCAAACCGTGCAACTTTGGGACTAACTACACAATCCCCATAGGGGGTAACGGATATGAAAATGCCAGACAAAGATCCGGGTTGGATGGGTGCATTACTGGCCTTTTACTCTGCCTACTCAACCGCGATAAACGGTTTTCTTATCGCTTTTATTGTGGCATTTCGCCGCGTGGTATGGGGCGGCGGTAAGTTACGTGAAGGGATTGGCGAGGGGGTCGTATGTGGGCTGGTCGGTGTCAATATCGGTCCGGTCATTTCCCCTGTGTTGATCCGCATGATTGATGCTATTCCCTGGCTAAACGGCGCATTAACCGAGGTCGCCGCCGGGAAAATAGAAATTTTTATCAGTTGTTTGATCGGTCTGATTGGCTTGCAGGCTATCCGCGAGCTGGTATTCAAAATCATCAATAAAAAGGCAGGAACCACTGATGTTAACCAATAAATTTATTCTCGGCAAAGCCAGCGAAAGTAATCTGATCGGCGTACATCCTGATTTGGTTAAAGTGGTGCGCCGCGCGCTGGAACTGACTCCGCTTGATTTTAAAGTGATTGAGGGCTGTCGCACGCTGGAACGCCAGCGCGAACTGGTCAAAGTCGGAGCCAGCCAAACCTTAAACAGCCGCCACTTAACCGGCCATGCGGTAGATATTGTACCGCTGCCATGCGGTAAGGTCAGTTGGGAGTGGAAATATTTTTATCCAATGGCTGACGCAATGAAACAGGCCGCTGCCGAGCTGAGGATCGCCGTGGAATGGGGCGGTAACTGGACCACCTTTAAAGACGGCCCACATTTTCAATTGCCCGCCCGTCAATATCCGAGCTGACACCATGCCACTCTTCAACACCGCTCCGCTCGCATGGGCGATTGCCGCCTTACTGCTTGCCGGTGGCGTACAGACTTACCGCTTGTCTGAGGCTCGGCAAGTGATGATTGACCAGCAAGCGGCTGAGGTGGCCAGCAAAAACGGCCAACTTATTGCGCTGGCACTGACCGCCAATGCCAATAATCAGGCACAGGCCCAATTGCGCCAACAGGTTGCCAGTACGGATCAGTTGTTGGCGCAACGTAATAGCCAAATCAAGAGATTATACCGTGAAAATGAAACCTTACGCCGCTGGGCTGATACTCCCCTGCCTGATGATATTATCCGGCTGCGTCAGCGCCCCGCCCTCACCGGGGCCGCAGATTACCGTCAATGGCTGTCCGAGAGTGGCGCAGTGCCAGTTTCCGGCAGCAGGGCCGCAAACTAACGGTGATTTAAACGACGATATTGATCGCCTTGAGGCCGCATTGCACGCTTGCGCGGCACAGGTCGATACCGTCTTTATTTGCCAGCAAGGGGCCGCTGATGCTAAAGCCTGATTCGCTGCGTACCGCCATTTTAAAGGCGGTGCCGTATATCAAGCAAAACCCAGACTGCTTACATGTCTTTATCGATAAAGGGGCGATTATTGCCACGCTGGCCCCGTCACTCTCTTTTGAGTATCAGTACACCTTAAATCTGGTGGTGACTGATTACGCCAGTGATATGGATCTGGTCATTGTCCCGGTCTTGCATTGGTTGCGCACTCATCAGCCAGATATTATGGCGAACCCCGACAAACGTCAGGACAGTTTTACTTTTGAAGTTGATTATCTGGATAACAAAGTGCGCGATATCAGCATTGATATCAAACTCACCGAACGGGTGATCGTTAAAGAGAAAAATGGCAAATTAAGCGTTACTCATCTTGGGGAACCGGTGCCACCAGAGCATTTTATCAACAGCTATCAAATTGATATTGAGGGTAAAACTGTCGCGGAGTGGGTAACGTGAATAACTTGCATGAGCTAGATCAGACCTTATCAACATTATTGGCACAATTGGCCCCACAGGCGCGCGGCGCGTTTATGCGTCAGGTCGCTAAAGAACTACGGCGACGCCAACAAAAGCACATTCAGGCGCAACAGAACCCGGATGGCTCACCCTTTGTTCCGCGTAAGAAAAAGCGCCGCGATAAGCAAGGCCGCATCAAACGCAAGATGTTTACCAAACTGCGCACCGCTCGTTATATCAAAAACGAATCCAACGCCGACGAGGCCGCTGTTGCGTTCAGCGGCAAGGTCAATAATATGGTTAGAGTCCATCATTACGGTTTGCGGGATAAAGTCACAAAGAACGGGCCAACAGTGAAATACGAACGCCGCCAGTTGTTAGGCTTTACTGACGGCGATAGTGAGTGGATTGGGGATCTGGCGTTGGAGTGGATTGCTAACTAGCCATTAATCTGGCTTTTGCGGGAACAGATACAATATAAAATGGTAAACGCCAAAAATACCGATACAAGCTAATATGGCAATGTACCAACGATCAAAATAGAAAAATGACGCGACCATTAATATTAACGCAACTAACGCAATAGCATTAGCCACCATGTAAGAAAGATAATATAAAAAACCGACTATGATTTTTTTAACTGTTGAGCTGGTTGATGACATTATCTATAACCCTCCTGTAATCTTCATCTCGCCCCTGCTCTTGTATACTGCTCGCATCAACGTAGCCAGACACATGATCTTTGATTAAAAAATACAATATATCCAGATCACCCATAGAGCGTAACCGCCAATACAACCTTGGGTTTTTCTCTCTCAACTCTCTGGAATCATAGGCTGAACGGTGAGCCAATGCACCGATAGTCAATATTGAATTAATTGCCGCACCACGAAGAATTCTCAAAGACGCTTTTAACTTAGGGTATCTCGCTATTGAACTATTCATCTGCGAAGTTAACAAATACATGAGCGTTGTTGTGGTAGCAAAACGCGCACCAGTTTTCGCATAGATACTATTTAACAACGCGTCTTTCTTATCCTCTGGAAGCCTCTCAATAAAATCTCTGGCAATAGCCTCTACCAAATTCACTATCGCACTGTCGATATCACCCTCTTTTATGAAGGTCGCTAGTCGATAATAATCATTAGCGTTTTCGCTTCTATGTTCGGTATCCAGAAATCCATATGCCAGATAATACATATCTTCCGGAACTGACATTATTCCAGATAATATACTGCCAGAAGTACTTTTAGGCTCAAAAGAGTCTATTATTTTGGTGGATATAGCATTAATCTCATTCATAAGATAATCCTTATAAAACGCGGTCATTCCAAATGCTATAACCTGATGTTCCAGCGACATGGTGCTGCCAGATAATACTTTCATAACGAACTGATACATGCTCTTCCGGTTGCATGCCGGCATGAGTCAATGAATGAGGATAATCTATATGGATATTAGTCAGTGCTGCATTAGTCAGTTTGATAGTGTAATACTTCTCCTGAGAACCCTCACTGTTCGTTCGATAAAAATCGAAAAGACACTCAAGGCTTTCATTTTCAGAGATAGAGATACCCAGCAAAGGCGATGATTTATCAATGGGTTTTCTAAAAACTATTGGATGATGATGGGAGTTTTGAGCACGAGATATCATATGTTGCAATGCATGAATGAAGATTTGATCCTGATGTGTTGATTGCGACTTATTGCCAATAGAATCTAATGAACCGCAGCCAGCGGATATTAAACCTTGTTTCGCACCTTGCAACGTTAAATAAATAGAGTTGGCCATTTTAAAAATCCTTTTAATAATTCAAATAGTGTAACCATTAGACATTACAGGATTTAATTATTATTTTCACCTGCCGAATTACATAATGCGCGATTGCTCACCCCTTTATTAGCCTCTTAGGCTGTAAATAAAGGTTATCACATTTATTGAATCCATTAATTTCTTGTGCCATCCCTCACACAAAACCCATCACATGCCGCGCGCGCCCGTAGGCGGCACACTGGCCGCATGAATATCCTTATTGCTGGTCTTAAACGCCTGTTGGCTAACATTATCCGTATTGGCATCGTCTCAGACGTCGATCTTGCTAACGGATTATGTCGGGTCAAAATGGGCAACCTGGAAACCGATTGGCTTAATTGGTTAACCCTGCGCGCCGGGCGGGTGCGTTTTTGGTCTGCGCCATCGCTGGGTGAGCAAGTCATGGTGATCAGTATCGGTGGTGAGCTCACCACCGGTTTTGTGCTGCCCGCTGTTTTCTCTGATGCCAATCCCGCCCCGTCACAATCCGCCGACGCTATCGTGATCACCTTCCCCGATGGTGCCCGTTTTGAGTACGAGCCAGAAACCAGTCACCTGGCCGTAACCGGAATAGCAACAGCGGTGATTGAGGCTGGCGAATCTATCCATGCTACCGCCCCCAACATGACCTGTACCGCCTCGGTCAAAATCACACTGGACACACCCGAAGTGGAATGCACCAACAACCTGACGACGGCCACCTTAAACGTGAAAAGCGGCGGCCAGATGAGCGGCGACATCAGGCATTCCGGCGGTCAGTTTTCATCTAATGGCGTGATCGTTGATAACCACAGCCACGGCGGTGTTGAGCGCGGTGGCGCTGATACGACAGGAACAAAATGACAACCTATAAATATAGCGGCATGAACCGCAACAGCGGCTTGAACATCGACGATATTGATCATATTCGCCAGTCAATCAGTGACATTCTGGCCACACCACAAGGCACACGGGTGATGCGCCGCGATTATGGCTCACTGTTATCAACCTTGATCGACCAGCCGCAAAATCCCGCCTTACGTCTAAAAATGATGGCCGCTGTTTATGGCGCTGTGATGCGTTGGGAGCCGCGCGTTACGCTGAATGCCATCAGTATTACCACGCTGAGCAACGGCAAGATGATTGTTGATTTAACCGGGAGCCGCACCGACAGCGACAGCCGGTTGAGTTTGGCTGTGCTAATAGGAGGTTAATAATGCCGACCATCGACTTAAGTCAGTTACCGGCACCACGGGTGATTGAATCACTGGATTTTGAAAGCCTGCTTGCATTGCGTAAAGAAGATTTTATTGCCTTATATCCGTCCGATCAGCACGCCGCGGTGAGATTAACGCTGTCATTTGAATCTGAACCCATCGTGAAGTTATTGCAAGAAACCACTTACCGCGAGTTGCTGTTGCGCCAGCGAGTGAATGAAGGGGCACAAGCGGTGATGGTGGCCTACGCAAATGGCAGTGATTTAGACCACCTCGGCGCAAACAATGGCATTGAGCGACTGACCATCACCTCGGCCAATCCAGACGCCATCCCGCCCACTGCCGCCGCGATGGAGTCTGACGACGATTTCCGGGTACGCATCCCGCAAGCCTTTGAGGGCTTGAGCGTCGCCGGGCCAACCGGTGCGTATGAGTATCATGCCCGCAGTGCCGATGGCCGGATTGCTGACGCCTCCGCGATTAGCCCATCCCCCGCTTGCGTTACCGTCACCGTGCTTTCACGTGAGGGAAATGGTACCGCGACACAGTATTTATTGGATAAGGTTTTCTCGGCACTAAACGATGAGAACGTGCGCCCGGTAGCTGACCGCTTAACCGTCAATTCTGCCACCATCGTGGAGTATCAGATTGACGCCACGCTCTATTTTTATCCGGGGCCGGAAGCTGAGCCAATCCGCGCCGCAGCCGAAGCCCGATTACAAAGCTATATCAGCACCCAGCGCCGCTTAGGGCGTGATATTCGTCTGTCAGCTATTTATGCCGCGCTGCATGTTGAAGGTGTGCAGCGGGTAGAGCTGATCGCGCCGCTGATTGATGTGGTATTAGACCAAACGCAAGCCGCTCACTGCATTGGTTATACCTTGACGGCGGGCGGCTCCGATGAATAAACGCTTATTACCGGTTGGCTCTACCCCACTGGAGATCGCCGCCGCACAAGCCTGTGCGCGCATGGCTGACATTGACGTACCGCTGCGCAAATTGTGGAATGCCGACACCTGTCCGTTGGAGTTGCTGCCTTATCTGGCGTGGGCGTGGTCAGTGGATCGCTGGGATGAGCTTTGGCCGGAAGCGACCAAGCGCGCGGTGGTTAACGCCTCTTACGTCGTCCATAAACACAAAGGCACCATTGGTGCTATTCGTCGGGTGGTTGAGCCGCTCGGCTACCTTATCCGCGTGATTGAATGGTGGAAAACCGGTGAAGCGCCCGGCACTTTTCGCCTGGATGTGGGCGTGTTGGAAACCGGCATTACCGATGAAATGTATTTTGAGCTTGAGCGACTGATAGATGATGCCAAACCGTGCAGCCGTCACCTGGTCGGTCTGTCTATTAATCTGGATGTGACCGGAACTATCCCCATCAGCGCCGCCAGCTATGACGGCGACGAGTTGACTGTTTACCCCTATTTACCCGAAGTGATTACCGTGACCGGCCAGTGCTATACCGCCGGTGTTGTGCATTTGATTGATGAAATGAGAGTGAGCCTATGACCGCTAAATTTTATGCCTTAATGACCAATCTGGGGGCGGCCAAACTGGCGAATGCAACAGCCCTCGGTACCCAGTTACAGATTACACACATGGCGGTTGGGGACGGTGGCGGTGTGCTCCCCACGCCGAACCCGGCACAGACTCAGCTTATTGGCGAAAAGCGCCATGCTGCCCTGAATTCGTTAAGTATTGATGAGGTCAACAGCAGTCAAATTATCGCGGAACAGGTTATTCCTGAAACGGACGGCGGTTGGTGGATACGTGAAATTGGCCTGTTTGATAAAGACGGTATTCTTATCGCCATTGCCAACTGCCCGGAGACCTACAAGCCGCAGTTGCAGGAGGGCAGTGGTCGCACACAGACGGTGCGCATGGTACTGATTGTCAGTAGCACCGAAGCGGTCACGCTAAAAATCGACCCATCCGTAGTATTGGCAACGCGGAAATATGCAGACGACAAAGCAATTGAGGTTAGGCAGTATGCCGATAAGTTGCTGTCTGACCACGTCGCTGCGACAGATCCTCACAACCAATATTTACGTGCCGCCGACAATCTTGCGGGCGTGAACGATAAGTCTCAAG